CTCGTCACCTTGTGCTCTCGGATAAGATCTGGGATGTTATCCACGGTGTAAGAAACAGAAGCGCCCGACTCGCCAATAGGCGCAGCCGAGCGTGAGAAGACAATATGTGGCAACGCCCGACGGCGCAGCTCTGCAAGAACGTGTTGGGCTACTTGCCCAGTACCTACGACCCCAATCATTTCGACCCTTTCGTTACGGATTTATTGTGATTACTTTACCACACTCTTGGGCTGGTAGCGTTTTCCACGCCACACCAGTTCCGTCCCTGTCCACGATGCGAAGTCGGGCTGCCACTGGCCAGCCTCTTCACCCCACAGTTCAATGACCGCAAAGCCAGCAGCCCAGCGGCTGACCTGGTGCTGGGCAAGGTAGCCCAGTTCCGTCCGTCGGCACATCATCCCCGTGGAGATGGCGGCGGTGCGGCGCTGCTCAATGCCAGCGAACCCGCCGACCGTCTTGAACGCTACGCCCTGCGAGTGGTCGTGACCACCGACAACGGAGACACCAGCGGCGTCTACGATTGGCAGGATGCTTGCGCCACCGCCCGTGCTACGGGAGTATGTCCCGTGCGTGGCGATGAGGTCTGGGGCAATCTGGTAGTACGAGCGGAAGTGCTCTGGTCCAGCAAACGCCAATCCCTCGGAGAGGCACGGCGTAATGTCCAGCGAGTCAAGGCGCAACAGGTTTGCCAGCGAGAGAATCTCTCGACCGTCAGAGTCTGTCATGCCCACCAACTCAGGCGCACGCTTCGCCAGCCACTTGGACAGGCGAGCTTCGTGGTTGCCGTACAAGAAAAAGATCTGCGCCTCTGGCCCAGCCGATGCGCGGATCTCTGCAAGTCGTCGGTGTGTGTGGTTGAGTTCTTCTTGCACGGGCATCCCAAGCCGTGGGTCTCGGTCATACGCCGACACCGCCGTGAGGTCTAGGATGTCACCCGTCAGCACGATGCGATCTGGTCGCTCTGCTGCCAAGAAGGTGAGGAAGGATGCGTACACCTCTGGGTCTTCGAAAGGGAACTGGAAGTCCCCCGCTGCAACAACCAATTCGTTCGTGGTTTCCTCACGAGAGCCAATCCTTGGGATGTAGTCTATTTGCACTGGCTCTACTGGTGTGATAAGATCCTCGACCTTGGGGGGGTAAGGGGGGGTATCTCTCTTAACTAGCCCTCCTCTAAAAGACCGATCCCCCTCTAAAGAAGACCAGTCCCCCTCTGGGGAGGGGGTGTGGGGGAGGGGGTTCTCAAGAAGAAACTTCTGGTATCGCTTCTGGGCTTGATCTTTAGAGAGACCAACACGGCTACCGATGATCGAGAACGAAAGGCCCAGTTGCCGAAGCTCGTGGATGTCCTGTTCTAGACTCATGTATACTCCCAGCCTACGGTAATAGGCTTACGATTAGGGTTGCCACTACGCCCACAGCGGACACGGTGATCCCTACCTTCCATTGTACACCAAGGGTGCGGTCATTGTTGTTTTCCACAATGGCGGAAGCCTTAGCCTGGTCTACCTCAACGATTCTGAGGCGCTCCTCAATGGTGTCCAGCTTGGCAGAGAGGTCCTTGCGGACATCCTCAATGGCGTTGAGGAGCGTGGTGAACTGGCTCCCTGTCATGAGGCGGTGGTAGCAGGGGGTGCGGTATATGCAGCAGCAAAGGCACTACCCTGCACCAGGTCTAGTTCAATACGCTCGTGGCCATCGGACTCACCAAACCAGCGGACGCCAGAGATGACAAACGGTTCGTCTACGGAGGCTAGTCCTTGATTGATGGTCACGCGGAGAGAGTCGCCCACATCCCAACCGTTCCACAGGTCGATGCCATCAAGCACGGCACGGATGCCGACCTGCTTGCTGTTGGCAACCTTGTAGGTATTGAGCAGGCGGTTGGCTTGGTTTTGGGCGGCTTCGGCGTTAATAAACCCCCCCTCTGCTGCCACTAACGGAATCCTGCCATATAGCGCAAGACTTGCAGAATCAGAGGCATTTGCTCCAATAATTTGAGCACCACCCACCCCTTGCGCTGGAGACCCACTAAGGTATTTCTCTGTAGGGATAATCGTGATGTCGTTGCGCACCCTGCTTAGTCCAGGAGTAAATGAAAACGAACGAATGTTCTCAGGATACCGTAGGGCAATAGCGGTACTAGCTACGCTTGATACGGACATATCCAACTTGAAATTACCAGCATATGTGGCGCCACCAGTTGGCTTGTTAATTCCAAAGACAACCTTGCTTCCATCTGTCTTTGCGCCCATCTCGATGTCAGCCAAGTTACCTAGGTAGTCAAGCACTGGCTGGCCAGCACTGTAGTTGACGTGGGTGGTTTGCGTTGACCCGCTGATGCTAAGAGTGGCATACCGAATACGAGAAAAGCTGCTGGCTGTTTGGGCGTTGGTAAACACCCTTGAGACAATCACCGAGAGGTTCTCAGTTCCCTGACCAAGCGTTACCTCTGGCATTTGAACACCTGTAAGCGTTCCAAACCAGGTTGGATACCCCTGAGCATTACCCGCCAAGTTAGAATCAGTACGGTGGATAGCGCCGTAGATTTGGAATGAGTATGTCAACCCTTTACGCAACGCCCAACCAGTGAGGGTTCCAGTGGTGTAGTTGCTTGCCGAGACGCCTGTTGCGGAAATCGTGTCTGGCATCGCTGTTTCGATTAGCGCGGTGCTGGCGCCAAGTGCAATCAGCGCAGTGCGAAGTTCCTGCTTTGCTTCGTAGGGAAACAACTCAACGACACGGTTTGTCACCGCAAACTTTGATGTACCGCTTGATCCGTTTGCTGGAACGCTAAACTCAGCCATCTTGCCAAACTCGCCAATAGGAGGAACCCCAGAATCTACCGAACCAGGGGGTGAGGCGTTGATCCTAAATCGCCATTGCGGTGTGGTGAGGAACGCGGTGGTCGTAGCGGACAACCATACGGCACTATACGTAATCTTAAAATATGGGGTAAGAACGCTTGCGGTTTTTGCGTCGGCAACAATGGTCTTTGTTGTTTGGGAAAAAGCCTCTACGCTGGCAGAGGAAATCTTAATGCTGGTATCTCCAAGGTAATCGTAGTAAGCGTTTCCAGTTGTATCGTAAACCGCGCCGTTGATATTATCTTTGCCAATCGTGCCGTCAGTCTGGTTGAACGCTGTAGGGATAGTCATTGTGGCAATGTTTGGGTTAATGGGCGTAGAGGCAGAAAATGTAATGTTGCTGAGTGGCGTATAGATCTGATTAAGCACAGCTTTGTAGTCAATGCCCTGGAAGGTGGTCTCGTACTCGGTCACTGAGTAGTCGTTAAGGATTCCAGCACCGACGAACTCCCAGCGTGATCGGGCATCAGACCATCGGCAAATCTCGTAGTGTCGAGCAAGGGGAACAAACTCCGCAATCTGCGGGTGGTTGTTTTCTAGCGTCCAGAATGCAGAGCCAACATCGTTGGCGTGCTCCTCTACGCCGATAGCCATGGCGTCAAAGACAACAGCCTTCTGCTCGCCGCGCCACCCACCAGTCGTTCCAGCCGTAGTATCAATCGCAAAAAGGGTGATGCGGAACTTCTTCTGATCGCTCACAGCCACGCCTCATTGAAGCTGAATGTCCCAGTAACGGAGGCCATCGCAGACACGGTAATCACCGTTGCCCCAGCAAGGAGATACGGCATACTGGTTGTGCCAGTAGTGACCAGATCCATTCGCAGGGTGGTGCCAACCTTTACCGTCCGAGCGTCGGAATCAATTGTAACGGTTGAGGATGCTGGCAGCGTGAAGACGCTGGTCCATGTGCTGCTACTGATCGTTGCCGTCCGTGCCGCTGTCGCAGCGTTTACAAAGACAAAGGTTGGATACGCCACATAGTTGCCATTATTGGTTAGCGTCGTGGTCGTTGCAGAAGACGAAGAAACGTTAATTGTTCCTGTGGTTGCCGTCTGCCTAATCTTGCGTGGATCTTTGGCCATCAGGGAGATCGCAGCCTTGGTGGAGATACCACGGTCCGTCGTCCGTGGGGTCACTAGGTCATTGTTTAGGTTGTATGTTGGAATGCTGGTTGGTCGAACCTTCATCCGCATATTGATGAACCCGCTCGTGTACAGGCTAGTGCTCACTGTTGCCTGATCAAAGTCCAACGAACGAAACCCATCATCGCTTGTGGCGAATGACGGGTATGGTTGCAGCGACGAGTTGAGGGCGTTGAGCTTATCGTAGAAATCGGCAGACGACGACCCGTATACCTGCACGATCATCTGCACCTGCCGCGTGCCGAGCAAAGCAATGTTTGCCTCTGCACCGTCGCGCTGGGCTAGGGAGTCCATAAAGCCGTTGACGCCAGCATTGGCGTAAGCGACGCTCTCAACCACATAGCCACTGAATGGCGTACCGACCGTGGGTGCGGTCGTGATGCTGTTGAGATTGAGATACGCTGAGGTCGCCGTACCCGTGGCGATCTTGATTTCCCTGTTGAAATCCACGATCAGCCCCCCTTACGGAATCTTCGAATGCGGTTCTTCTCTTGGCGCCATCGCTGCTGAGCAGCAAGGGCAAGGTTGTTCATCCCAAGGGCAGAGATGTCTGACGAACCAGACGATACCTGCCACTGCTGGTACTGAGCTCGGTCAAAGGTCAGCATTGTAAGCGCCTCTGCCTCAACGAAGACCTTGACGGCGTTTTGCGCGGTCGTGTCTAGGTTAGTAATGGAGCTGGTCTGCGCGGTGTTGATCTGCGTCCAGGCACCATAGCCAACGACGTTGAGCGTACCCGTCCCCACCGCTAGGGTGTAGCGGGTTGGGAGATACAGGATTCCTCCATGCGTCTCCCAACCCGAATCGGGGCCATCGCCAGACGAGGGTCGAACCGTCTCACGATATTTCCCGCTGTTGTCATAAACATCAACGCGCACTGGCCACGTCACCGTGGTAAGCGCAACGCTAAATACCGAACCGCTGATTGGCTGGGTGAAGGCGGTGGACTGGATTACTTCTGACTGGTAGACATCGCCAATGGCATCAATGCCACGGTTGACAAGTTCACCGAGTTGGCCATCCGACCACGTGGTCCCGTTAGGGTCACGTAGGGAGAGCCGCAGCGAAGTGAGTAGGCTGGAAAATGTGGTGCTCATGCGATCTTGGCTCCTTTGCCTTTATTCTCGGCTGCCCATTTGAAGGCGTCAGCCCATTCCTTTGCTCGATCTTTGTAGTGATATTCCTTTAGCACACGCTCACGCGCCGCACCTGCAAGTTGTTCTCGCAGGTCCTTGCTGCGTGTGAGCTTCTTCATTGCGTCGTACCATTCGCCACGACCACGGGCAAGCATCCCGTCCACGCCGTCGCGGACCATCTGGTACGGACCATCGCCACGGAACCGCTCTCCGATAAAGGCAGCACCTGTCATGGCGTACTCAAGCCAGTGGAGTTCGGACTTGGCCTGGTCAAAGTCATCGCCCATCAGTGGGGCAATGCCGATGTCTGGGTGGGTGTTGGCAAGGGTTTCGCAAAACTTCTGGATGCCTTCAACGTAGCCATACTGCTCTTGGAAGAACTGGGCTACGACTGACTCCGTGCCAGGGTTGGTTCCAACAAAGACGGTCTGTAGTTCCTTGCTAAGATCGGTCACCGCCTTGCCAGCGTATCCGCCAGCAATCTTGTTGCGTGGACCCTCTGGGTATCCAGCGTAGTCTCGGAGTCGAGCGGTGCTTCCGTAATAGACCACTCGTGGCTTGTCGCCAGCTGGTCGCTCAATTGTTGTCTTGTAAAGTTCTGGATCAATAGCATTTCGAATAACACGCACATTGTCATTAAAACGCGAGTAGCGTTTAGCAATAGTGCTAGTGGAAGTAGTGACGAGATCGGCACGTTTTGCCATCTCCTCAATTAATTGGTACTCTGGTCGAACATCCTTGATGTAGCCGTTCCACGGTCGGATGTTGAAGTGGTCATCGTCCGTCTCGTAGACGATAGCCTTGCCGTGGTTGGCATACTGGAACGTGGGCCAGAGGAGCCGCGTAATAAGGTCGCGCTCTTTCCAGCCGTGCTCATGCTTGATTGCTTCAGCGTAGGAGAAGGTGACAAACTGGCACTCTTCTGTCTTGCAGCAGATCGTGGTGTTGTAGTAGCGGCGGAAGACGACGACATCTGCCCAGTCCACATCGGAGGTGTCAAAGTCCACAAGACCCTTGGCCATTGCTTCGGGAAGGAGCAGGTTCTCCCCGCCCTCCTTGACCTTCACCCCAACCTTGTTCAGACCGCGATACTCTACGCCGAGATTTTTCAGTTCCTCAACGAATTGATGCCCACGGAAGTAGGCGCAGGGACCGTCTTCTACGTGTCCCCAAACTAGGACTTTCAGCATATCGACCCTCTTGTGGCTAAGTGCCACCTTGACCCTTTTTGTGGCTCCTAGTGGTTCCTAGGTGCCTCTCCGTTGATTCTGGTGGGGATCCCCCACCCAGTCTAGGACTGAGTGGGGGTATCGGTTCCCCGAACGATTAGACTCCGACCGTGGCCTGGGTCTTGACGACGCGGTAACGAGCGCCTGCATCATCAAGAAGCAGGGAGCCGAAACGCATCTTGTAACCCAACAGCGCCTTCTGCGCGAGTGGGTCGGTGTGGTCGCCACCAGGGGCTACGAAGTAGCTCTGGAGGGTCTGGCTGTCGCCAATTGCGTAGGCGTCAGGGCCAAGGAACAGAGCGGCGTACACGTTGCCAGCCGAAGCGCCAGCGGTCGTGTAGACCTTGGCGTCCGAAGACACGATGAAACGCACGCCAGCGAACATACCAATCTCGCCCGTGAGCAGGTCGGTGTTGTCCACGTACTTGCGCGACTCAATCCAGCCGTTTACGGCGGTATCGCTGATCAAGTCATACTCCTGTGAAGGATGGATGATTGCGCGATACGTGCCATCAGCGAACTGAGGAACGTTGGAACCCTTGAGTCGAGCAACGATCTGCTTGACAAAGGTGCCGTTAAGAATACCAGCAGCAGCAACTGCGCTGTTGGCGGCGTTCTGGGTCAGTGTACCAGATGCAGTCGCACCGAAGATGGCAGATGTTGCCGCGTTCGAGTGCAGGTTGTCGCGGACCAGCTGGTCCATTGAGCGAACTGCCTGATACGCCACGCGCTCGGCAGCAATGCTGACAAGATCATGTGGCGAGTCAATGTTGGCAAGGTCCGAAATTGCAATCGTCGAACCGTACTGCGTTGCAGTGAAGTACTCGGATGAAATCGTCAGAGCCTGGTCAACAGGTGGGGCGCCTTCCGTCAGCGGCGTCGTGTTGACCGCGAGGTCAGCATAACGAGCGTAACGAAGGGTATTCGTGCCCTTGATGAAGCGGGCAGGGACATACATCCCTGGCATCGCGTGAACAGCACGTGCGCGCAGTTCCTCTACTGCTCGTGCGGAAACAAGTTCCTGTACGAGATCAGAGAAACCCGACGTGCTGGTAGTTGTGGTAGCCATGAAGCTACTCCTTCCTAATCAGCGAATGGATTACCCAGTCCCTTGAGCTTCTCAGAGATGCTCTTGGAATCTGGCTTAGTAGTTGGCGCAGCGGTTGCCCGACGCGCATTGTTTGGATCAACGATGGCGGGTGCCGTCTCGACCTGTTCGTTGGATGATGCAGCATCTCGGATGAACTTCTCCAACGCAGCAGCGCGAGAGGTTTCATCAAGACCACTGGTATCCTTGTTGAACTGGTAAGCGAGAGGGAATTCCCGCGCTAATCGCTCCTCCTTTGCGGATTGCTCGGCAGCAGCGGCCTTTGACTCCAGTTCTCGAATCTTGGCTTGCGCCTTCTCGAACTCCGTCATCTGAGCCTGCTCCTGCTCTGCCTTCCAGCGAGAGAGTTCCTCTGCCTTGGACTTGATATCATCAAGTTCCTTCTTAGCAGCGGTGAGCGCCTGATCCTTGCCTGCTAGACGCTTCTTCCAAGTGGCGACATCACCGTCGTTCTCAGTGGGCACAGTAGCTACCTCTGGGGCAACTACCTCAGCCGACTGGTCCACGACGCTGTTCACGACTTCTTCAGCCACAGCATTTTCTCCTTCTTTACAACCCACCCCAACACAGTGTCAGGGGTTATTTTCTTAATTACCGCGAATGCCAGAGACCGCGTTTTGGATCTCTTCTGGAGTTGGAAGATTAGTTTCAATAAAATCAGTAATGTTCTGGTTGGCTTGCGTAATATCCGAAACTGATTGAGCACCTTCAAGAACGGTTCTTGTCTGACCAAGCACGGTTCCTCGACCAAACTGGGATACAACCTCAGTAAGTGTTGGAGCAAGTGCGCCAGGGGTAAGCTCATCTCCACGCATACCAGGCTGAATGACTCCGCGTCGCAGCCATGCTGGGAGCGAGAATCCCATCCCGTCTGGGGTTACTGGGAGCAGCGTGGTCAAGAGGTACAGGAGAGCATCGTTCTTAACGATCTCGCTAATCAATCCCCTGTCGCTGTTGATTGAGTTGTTCACTTCTTCAACGACCTTGTTCCAAGTGTAGTAGCCAAGTGCTGGCGCATAGACATTCTTGCCAACTGGCGTCTTGAACATAATCTTGAGCAATCCTGGGATTGCCTTCTGCGTCATATAGGAATATGGGTACACGCCAAGGAACGGATGGTTTAGGCTTCGCTCAAACCAAGTCCTATGGCCAGAGAAATACTGAGCCTTGTCTGCTGCTCGGCTACCACGAAGCAACGCTGTCTCGTATGCCGCAATGGTTGAGGCGGCAATATCACGAGCGGCATTCCCGTTGACGCCAACATCCTTAAGGGCTTGCTCGGCAAGGGTGCGTGCCATCTTGCCTTCTGCCTTGACTACTGCCGCAAATCGAATTGGGTCTGCCTGAAGCAGGTAGTCGGCAATAAGCCGTTCGGCAACTTGGTCTGCGCTTGTGACGCCATAGTGGGATGCGAGTTCACTGAGCTTCCCTGGAGCCATTCGTTCAATGTTGTCAAGGATTTCACGAGCAGCAAACTGGTCGGACATAATGTCTCTTGAGAGTTCCTTTGCCGCCTTGACGCTATCAATGGAGAAGACGTTCCTTAACCCTTCCCTGCTGACAACCCCCTGTGTTGCAGCACGAACGCCACCAGTCTTGAGCAATAGGATTCTGCTGGCGATTCTCTCCTTAAATGATGGAGAACCCTCAACGGCAGCAACCATGCTCTTCGCTGCTCGTGCGCGCATATTCATTGCGCCGTCGTTGATCTCTCGGTTAACGTTTCGTGGATCAAGGTGAGCCTTGCGAAGGATCGCGCCCTTGACATCGGCAAGCCCCTCAATGGCGACTTCCTTGCGAACGTTGTGGACGATATTCATAATGTTTGTTTCTGTGCGCTCAAGCACAAGGTTGAAGAATGGGTTCAATCGACCGAAGCGTGCTTCTGGGTAGAGTCGGTCTGTGATCACGGTGATCTCTGGGAAGATGGCCTTGACCCTGCCAGTAAAGCCAGAGGTAAGTCCAGCGGCAGAAATGTCTCCAGCAGCGGCGTCAATAATCATCTTGATTGGGTTGCTTCCGCTATCGGCAAGTCTACCATACGCATCGCCCATCTCTTCTCGAAAGATTTTCTCTACCTCAATTTTATCAAGGAAAAGAGCCTTTGGCTGGATGCCTTTCTCGGCAGCCAACGATGTGACGCGAGACATGATCCTTCGGGAAGCGTTCACAGAGATGCCAGTTTTTGACACCATGCCAGTGACAAATCGCTCAACAATGTTGTTTTTGGTAATCTCTGATCCGTACTCCCTAGTAAGGGAACTCCAGATTCTTCCCAGCTTTGATGGGCGCAGGGTTTCGTTGGCAATGGCTTGGTCAAACGCACCAGTTCCCTTGAGGTTAGTGTCTACATTGTCAATCATGTCTGAGAACGGAGTGAGAACTTCTGCCATCTTCTCTCGACCATGGTGGTCGGTTACAAGAGACTTGACGGTAACCAATCCATCCTCTGGGGCAATTCCAAGACGATACCCCATTGCAAGTAGGCGCTCTTCAACGTTTTTGATTTGAGCAAAGCTCTGGTCTTTGGCTGCTGCCGCAACGATGGCGTTCCGTTCGTTGGTGCTTACCTCTCGGACCGTTCGGTCCTTGATCTTCTCAAGATACTCAAAGACGCTATCTCGTGTATGCGTTCCGCCTGATCCAGCAAAGACACCAAACTCGTCGTAGTTGGAAACAAGTGCATCTGAGATTTCGTCCAGTTCCTTCTTGGCAGCAGCAACGCCGCTACCCTTGGATCGCACAATTGCTTTTAGTTCCTTGATACGAGCAAGGATTCTCTTGGTGTCGGTCTGGGTGATGCTTCGCGTTGATGTAATGGTAATGCGGGAAAGGTCAATCTCCTTGTTGCCAACACGAAGAACCTTACCCTTAAGAAGGTTTCGCAGGCTTCCAAGTTCTCGCATCGCTTGTCCAAGGTTGGCGCTTCTGGCAAATGCAAGGACATCCGTAAGGGCCGCAACGTCACCCTGATGCTTGGCAAAGAGAGATCGCGCTAGATTAGCAGCGTCCGCTTCCTTCATACCAAATCCAGCGGCAAGGTCCTGCGTCAACTCTTTGATGCCAACTTCTGGGTTGCTTGCTGCTGGAACTCGGTCAAGCTTTGCTTCGGAAATAACGCGGATGCCGTCTTCGGTTGCAAGGCGAGCGTCAAGTTCTACCTTGTATTGGGATACTCTGGTAATGAGATCCTTCTGCCTGCGAACCTGAGCGTTGGCAACGAATGTCTGCACCTGATCTCTCTGGTCAATCAACTTGCGACGCAGTTCGTCACCGCGAACCTTTCGCTTTAGATTATCGGCGATATTGGCAAACAGGTCATCCACGACTTTTGTTGGAACATTTAGGTCAATAAGGATCTTGCCAAGGTTGTCGCCCTCTCGACCAGCAGCGGTGGCTAGGATCTGCGCCTTGGTCTTTCCCTCTGCGGTTAGTCGGATAATGTCACTAATGACGTTATCCGAAAAGTCACGGGAAACAGATCCAATGATGGCGGTCTTTGCGCGAACTGCACCAGACTTTACTGCATTCATAAAGGTTGCAGCGTGGTTAGTCAGACCCCTATTTGCCAACTCTCGACCACCAATGGCGGTGATATCATTCAGGAATCCGTCAATGACCCGTGGGCGATACGCCTGAAGCGCACCAGTTGCAACTTCTTTAACAATGTTTGAGGTTAGCCTTCTTGCAGATCCATTAATCTGCCCAAGAGTTGCCTTGTAGATTCCGCCAGCCCAGTCCCACTTCTGTAGGAATTCAGCCTGAGCACGGTAGCCAGCGGCGATTTCCTTATTGCCTGCCTTAGCCGCACTTTCCGCAAGTCCAAGCAACTTTGATTCGCCCATCCTGTTGAGAAGCATTGCCTCCTTACCAATAGAGGCAAACTTTCCGACTCCAGGCAGAATGATGTTTGCTGGGTCAAGGAGCATCTCGTAAATGAAGTTCATCGCCCCGTTTTCAGAAAAACCCTTGCCGTCCTTAACAAGCTGCCGAGCGGCATCCTCAATGGAACCACCAGCCTTGATTGAATTGATAGCCGCCTGCGGAGCATCGCCAAAGATTGTTGTTGCAAAACTTCTTTTGCCGCTTTGGGTCTCTCGGATTCTTGCGCTGGCAACCTGTTCTCCAACGAATCGAACTGGAGCACCAAGGACAGTTAGCCCACCTTCAAGTGCTGCGCCAACGATGTCCAGGGGAATCCCCGCAACCTCTGCAAGGTTCTTCTTTCCACCAACGTCAATTTGGACACCCTCTAGCGCCCGAACCCCAGTTCCAATTGTTGCGTCAGCAATGGTGCCAACGGCTCCGATTACTGGCTTGGTGATACCGCCAAGGATTGGTAGATTCTCAACGATAGAGACAAGTCCCTTGCCAAGACCGATGATGGCATTGTTGGTATTGCCAATAGAACTTTTGATTGTTCCCGATGGGTCGGCAATGCTTACCGCAATCTTACCAGCGGAGGTGACGGTCTTCTGGGTGTTCTGCTTAAAGAATGGACTGTTCTGGGCAGGAGCTGATCCACCGCCAGACGAACCATTCTTTGGCCCAAGGACTCCGCCCATTACCTACCACCCCGTCGTTCAGGTGGCAGAATTGGAGCAGGTGGTAGAGTTGCCTTAAACGCAGCAGACTCATACTTCTGGGTCATCGGGCTAACCGACGGAACCACTGGTGCTGGAATTGCTGGCTTTGGAATATCAACTGAAAGATCTGGAATACCTGGTCGAACCCCAGTATTGTCTGAAACTACTGGCTCATTAAGCTTCCTAAAGAAACGATCACCAATGGCTGGAGTTTGATTACCAGCATTTGGGGTGAGGGAAGGAGTTGTGTAATAGAACTGCAACCGCTGCTGCTCCATAGATGGATCTTGGTTGAGGATTGTTCTATTGATATCACTAATCGTGTCTAGTGGGCTTTGCACCCCATTAATAAGCCCTTGTGCAAATCCTGCAATTCCAAGACCAACGGCTGCTGGGATTGCGCCGATTCCAGTAAATCCACCGCCAATAAATCCTGCAGCAGCGGCTGCGGCACCTTGACCCAGAGCGTCAGATCGTGGCTGATTGGCTTCTGCCGTTCCAGCCTTCCATCGGTATCCACCGTTAACGATTTCCAACTTGTCTGCATTGGCAGCAATAAACAGCCACGCCTTCTCTAGGTCGCTATTTCCAGCAAGCCGAGCAATCTCTGCTCGTCCCTCTGGGGTGGTTGCGGCTGGGCTTTCGCTAATCTGCTGAATCTGAATTGCGTCTGCGTCAGCAAGAATGTCAGTTGCAATGTTTGCGCCATCAAGAGCATTACCCCCAAGGGCAGGTAGAACATTGGCAATGAGACCAGATGCGGTACGCAGATCGTCTGGGGAAATAGTTGACTCCGTTTGAGCAATACCAGATCGAATGAGGGCAAGCTCGTTTCTGCTGTTAGCGCCAAACGTTACTGGCGTTTGGGTTGCAAGGCCAACCGTGCTGTAAAGCGGGATTGAACCGTCTCCCTGATTAAAAGTTGCACCATCTGGCAGAACAAATCCAGAGGTAGTGTTTCCATTTAAGCCAGCCTCTGGCGTCTCAATAAGTTGCCCCTTAAGATTTGAAATAATTGGAGCAGATCCATTCTGTGGGTCGTAAACCCATCCGATCTGAACACCATCTTTATCCGATACTTTGACGCCTTGAACGGAAGTTACGTAGGAAATAATCTGACCGTTAACTCTTGCAAACTCAACAAACTGGTAACTACCAGTCGCCGTTCGCCCAGCAGGTCGACCAGAAACAAACTCAAACTCCTGGCTCTTTGGGTTCCACTGCTGGAATCCATTTCCAGATGTCATTGCGATAATGTTGTTGGTATTTTCCTGAACCGTTGTAAAGTCAAGCGGGATGTTTGCATTGACTGTTCCGCTCAATGTTGGCAATGATCCATCTGACTGTCCAGTCATTGCGTCATACTCGTTCTGCGCTAGTGAGAGGAAATCCCCAAGCCTTGCGGCATCAAGTTTTCCGTACTTTGAATCCTCGCCAGAAAGATACTTTGTCCACTCACCGTTGAGTGCCTGAATCGTTGCAACATTACCATTGGCGCCTGCAATATCCTTAAGCCACTGAGTGCTTTGGAAGTCAAACTTAGCAACTTCACTTAGTGCTCCAGCAGCAACGTTTGAGTTGTACCATGCCTGTGTGTTGTTTACTCCGCCATTTGATGCAAGCAGATATGCGTCCGCATACCCGCTAGTAAGCCTATCGTTAAAGTAAACATTTAGACTGGAACTATCGGTAATTCCAAGAGCGGAAAGCGTTGGGAACGCATTTGGGTTTTCATCCAAAGCCTGACCAAGCATAAGGATAAGTGCTGGGTCGTCTGTGATGGCCCCAAGGCTATCCTTACCACTGTCAAGAATTTCTGAAACTGAGCGTGGCTTTGTAGCTGGGTTAAGCGATAGGGCGACATCAACAACAGCGTCAATCTCGCTAAGTGTGGTGCTAATTCTTTCACCTACAACTGACCCAGAACCAACGCCACCACCATTGTTCGCCGTTGCCTTAGCAGCAACAACGGTTGTATACAGCACGCTGTCCTTCTTGACTCCAGCCGCAAGGAGCGCGTTTTGGAAGCCGCTTGCCCAGTTAGCATATTGGCTAGCGTTAATGGTTCCAGCAAGCAGTCGGTTGTCCCACTTGGTCTTCTCGGCGTTCCACTCGTAGGTGTAGGCATTAACAATGGTTTCGTAACGCTTTGGATCTGCTGGGTCCATTTGCGCAATGATCTCGGCAGCAAGTGTTCGATAATCACTGGCAGTGATCTCGCCTCGACCAAGCGCCTCACCCTGGTATCCAATGTACGACTTATTGATGTCGCTCATTGCACTTATATACGTTTCAAGATCTTGTGGGTCGCTTGATTGGCTTGCCCTAGTTTCTAGGAAGTTTACAATCTCGTCGTAGTTTGCTCCGTTACCGTTATTGAAGTCGGTAATCAAACTATTGTATTGCTTCTTGATGTCGTAGTTGTTTAGCTCAGACTTCTTTTGAACAATGGCCTGGTACTCTAGAGTTCCAGGGGAATACCCAGCACTCCTTGCCCACTCGTCATAGAACGCCTGAATGTCATTTGCAGTCGGCACCGCGCCGTTGTAGGCAGTTCCAGTTCGATAGGCATTGAGCAGCGCCTGCTCCTCTGCGGAGTTCTTCTCACGAAGAAGAGCGGTAATGAGCGCGGTAAGGTTCTGTCCGCCCGAATTCGGGCTGGTAAAGCGTCCCCGTCGTGCCATTATGCAGGTACCTCATTGGTGCCAGTCGGCGCTGGGAGAAGGTTCTCTTCCCCTGGCGCTGCGGCGTTTGCTGGCAGAGCCTCTGGCGGCAACTGCGCCTGATTCTCTGGCTGGTTTAGGGACTGGCTTCCAGGAACACCCTGCTGCATCGTGCGCTGCGCATTGGCAGCCTGCTGCTGGGTAATCATCGCCTGCTCCTGAACTTGGGCCTGTCCCTGCATCTGCATCTGCTGCATCTGCTGCATGACCTGTGCCATCGTTGCGACGGACGCAGGGTTCAGCGTGGCATCAGTCTGCTCATCGCGGATGAGGTCCTTCTCACCAATCGGATCTTCCACGCCCACTCGATCCATGGCACGCTCGGCGCTCCACAGTCGGTTCTGGACTAGGTTGATCGCGGTGCTGGCAAGTTCCAGCGTGTCTCGTGGTGTCAGTTCTGGGGCAACGACATCAATGCGGTATTCGCCGCCAATGATCTCTGCAACGGCTGGGTTCTTGATTTCCCAGATACGTGCGCACATCTCCCAGACCTGTCGCATCCACTGGTAGAACACCTTGCGCTTCGGGGCAAGGCGTGCTTCGTAGTTGGCAATCAACGCGGCGATGGCTCGTGACGAACCAAGCACCTGCGCGGGCGCGAGACCAAGAAGCAGGTCGTTCAAGCCAGTTGCCACAGCAAGTTCTCGGTCGATACGAGCAATGTACTGCTCAATCTGGAACGATGGGATAAACGGCTGGATGGCACGGAGTTCGTTGCCAGGCCCAGGGGTTGCGACGCGACCTGGCTTTGGTAGCGCGTTTGGCGGTACCTCATCAGGAGCCTCTGGCCCAACGAGCTGCCACATCTGCCCACCAACGATGGACTGAATCATCTGCGCCATAGCGGTGACTCGCTCGTCCTTTTCGCGGAGCAACTGCTCGGCATCGTAGAGTGCTGGCTTACCGTATGGGCTACCGGGGATTTTTCCGTTAGGTAGGTGGACATACGGGATCATTCCCTGATACTCAGGGTGCGAGTCGTTCTTTACCAGCGAGTTGCCAACAAAGATGGCATTGTAGACCAGCGGAGCCTTACCTGGCTTGGTTGGCACCTTGTACCAGTAGTCGTATACCTCAACCTGCATCTGCTCGTAGGCAGTCTCGCGGCGGAGCGGATTGCGCTCAAAGGTGTTGGACCACACGTTGCCAATTGGGTCGTCGTGTGTGCCACGGGTGGTGTAGGGGAAATACTTGTCTCCCTGCTTGACAGGGATAACGTCCACGCCGTAGTCCTCCTGGACTGACTGCGGTGACATACCGTAGCAGTAGAGCGCCCAGTCTAGGCGATTGAAGTCGCTATCACCGAACCCAAGGTAGAGGTTCTCTGGTCGCTCAATGACGGTGACCTTTGGAAGTTCCGCGACTGGATCCCAATAGACCTTTGCTGCGGTGTGGCCGTAGAGTTCCTTGAGGAGGGCAGCGTGCTCATGGAGCAGGTCCATCTCATTGGCGTCCCACCAACGGAAGTAGAGCTGCTCACGCATCTGCGCGGCTGATCGGTCTTCCGATGTTGAGCCAGTTGGAACGTAGTTGATGACTGGTCGAACAGCCTGGATGGAGGCTGGGATCTGCACATAGGCGTGGTGGATGTTGACCGAGACGTGTGCTCGGCCAGCAAGCCGTGCGCTTGGGTCATCTGCCCAGTGATCGGCACCGCCAAGTGTCATCGTCTCTGGATGGTAAAGATTGTCCATGCGTCGGAAGAGCGAGCGGAGTCGGTTCTGCTCTGGCTCAACCAACTGCTTGCGACCAAGGATTTCCTGAAGCAAGAGATGCGACTCATCCTTGCTTGGGTCAATCCCCTGACCGCTAAGTGAGGTCTCCGACATCTTCAGGGAGGCCTGCTCGCCAAGAGCAAGCTTTTCAAAGTTTGGCTTGATTGTGCGAACTACTGGAGCCTTGCTTGTTGCGTTTATTGCCTCTGGCGCCGTAGCAATTTGCCCACCAGTGCTTTCCGCCCTTGGCGTATTAAGCAATTCCTTGATGCGCGCTCGCGTTAGTGGGCTATTTGGGGCTTGGGTAGCAGGTGCTCCAGGACCGCCAGAGACATTGACCTTAGACGGCGAAGTGGAAATGGATCCACGGGTGGCTGTCCTATTTGGCGTCTGTCGCGCTGGCTTCCCTGCGCCTCCGCTTACATTGCTGCCATTGAAGTATTCTGATGCTGCTCGAAGTCGGTTAAGCGCATCAACAACTCGGCTCTTCTTTGGCGCAGCATCTGTTGGAAGAGGATTCTGGTTTGGCTTGCTAAAGAGTCCTTCGTTCTCGCTACCAGCAGCACCCTTGAGACCAGCATCGAATGCAGCACCAGCGTCAACGCTTGCCTTGCTTGTCGCAGTAAGGCCAGCAGGAGTTGTGCTAATTGGCGTTCCCTTAGCCTGTGGAAGGTTTGCTTGACCACCAGTAAGGTTTGTTCTAATTGGAGCAGCAGTGGATGCTGGGGCAGTAGCGTTATTACCCTTGGCAATATTTCGTGCCTTGGCATTGGCAGTGCCAATGGATGCAATCTGCTCAGGCGTGGCAATATCAGGGTCAGTCGTGTACTGCGCTGGAATCGCCCGCGTTCCTTTGAACGCTGCGGGGATCTTTCGTACCTTGTCGGCCATCAGTCACTCACTCCAAAATATGTGAACACTGGATCGTTCACGGGCTTCTCTGGGTTTCGCAAAGCGTGTCGCACAGCAATGGCCAGTGCCATCACTGCATCTTGCTCCAGCTTCTTATCGTCTAATTTGTAGGTAAGGAGTTGCCTGCGCATCTCATCCCACGCACCGCCAGTTGGCAGTTCGATTTGTCCTTTGTCTAGAACCGCCTTCAAGTCGTTAAGGAGTTCCACCTTCTTCGCCTTAGTGCCACCGAAGTCAAACCCTCGGAGCGGACGGATGATGCTGAACTCCTGTTGAAATAGTCGTCCACCAAGTCCTGTGGAATCAACGATTGTGGTGCAGTACGCACCGTCCTGTTGGTAGAGGAGATGTCCTTCGCGGACCATGTTCACGACGGCAGAGATGCTCTGCTTGCCGCCACGCTTTCTAATCCGCGTGCCGCGAAGGAGTTTTCTGTCAGTAATGTCGAGTGTAATCGCCCACGTTGCGTCATGTGAAATCCCTGGGTCTACACCCTGGACATACTTATGGTGACGTGTCGGGCCTAACTCTTCGACTCCTGATTTGAATACTGCCTGAATGGATTGAGACCAGAAGAATGCGTCTCGTGCCTCAATGAAGAATCCGTCAATGTTCTGGGGGATGAGGTACTCAGCCTGCTGGCGAACAACATCATCAAAGTTCTCTTGGGTCAATCCGTAGCCGATGTTAGCCCGTGTGGATAATCGGAACGAGATGAACTTGGAGTCGCGCTCTGGGTTGTCGGGGTTTCCCTTCTCCCACAGATCAGCGTATTCGTTGAACCCCTCGGTCGGCGTTCCAATGAAGTGGAGTGGTCCGCCAGTGGAGAGTCGTCGTAGGTTCAGCACCTCTTGGTAGATCATCAGCAAGTGCGGCTCAAACGCCGCTTCGTCAAACGAGATGCCGTTCATATCCTTACCAAGGAGAGCCTTCGCTCGATCCTGCGTGGTGCGGAAGTGGATGCTTGCCCCACCAACGATGGGGTTGAACTTGATCCACGGATACTCACCGCGATACTTCTTGGTGGTCTCTACAATCTTACCAAGTTCTGTGACCATTGGGCAACCACGACCTTTTTGGGCGGGGTGCTGGCCAGTGAGGATGGTCTCAATCTCTCGGAAGACTAGCTCTGCGGTCTCCTGCTGGATACCAATGTGGAACCATTCGTAGGGGGAGTCCAGCCACTCAAGATGGGACTTGGAATCACCATATTTCGGGTTTGGAAGTCCCAGTTTGTACAAGGCGTGGTGGAAACAGACCACCGCCATTGCCATCGTTTTACCCGCACGGTTGCCAGCGGATACGACGGTTGTGATGTATTTCGGTCGGTACCCAGATTCGTCACGCTCGGAGCAGGACTTCCACCATGCAACCTGCCCTGGATTCCCTTCAATGCCAAGCCACCTGCGAGCAAAGAACTCGATGTCAGAGCGACCACGAGCCAGATCGACCGCAACTTCATTGGCTAGTTGCTTCAAGCCTTGTTGCGCTTGCTGATCGCGGCTGCCTTTGCACGGGCATCCGTCTTGCTGCTGGCGCCCCAAGCCTGAAGGCTAAGGAGCAAGCGCGTCGGTCGACCTTTCTCGTCGCGCTCAGGACCAGGCATACCGCCCATACGGGCGAGGAAAGAGGCTCGTCGCGGATTATCTCCGCTCTTGACTGGAGCCTTAAGTGTGCCGCCAGTTTGCGCCTTGTAGGAGGCGCGTCCCTTGGCGTTCAGGCCACCAGATGCGCTCTTTCCCTCTTTGCGTTGCCATGCGGCACTCTTTGGCATTACTTCACCTCATTATGGAAATATAGGACTTTGGGAATAAACTCAATCTTACCGCCAAGGTTGGCTAGTCGATTGATGAAGGTTCCATCTGCTTCGTAGTGGCGGTCTTGGTAGCCAGCCTGACGAGCATAGGTTGTCTTGGCAATGTAATTGCCAGAGGTGGATTGCCCAAGGGCAAAGGATGGAGTGTGATTCCTACTCCAACCGCAGTATATCACATCCGCGCCACCCGATGCAGATTCCATCATCTCTTGGATGAAGGTCTGGTCGTAGGAGTCGTCGTGGTTGAACCACGCGGTGTATTCAGATGTCGCCAGGTCAAGCCCCTTGGCCCTCTTGTCGTGACCCCAGTCGTTGAGGTTTGGCTCTTCGTAAAACCTGACCCACGGAAACCGTTGCCAAACGCCCTCAAGATCAATCTCAGAGCAGAGGGCAATGATCTCATCGGGCTTCTGGATTTGCTTCCCCAGTAGCTCCAGCATACGAACAAGGTTCTCCGAGTCCGCATGAGCAGTTACCACGACGGTGATGCTCGCCATTGATTCTCCCTATAATGTCGCTAGTAGAAATACCAGCGGTATATGGAATGTACAGCATTGAGATGTCTTTGATGTCTAGCCAGTGCTGGCTAATGTTGAGTTGGTTAAGAAGGCTATCGCCAGTCCAATCGTCACCATGCGCAATAAACTTGATCTTGCAATCACGCGGCATTGCGTCAATGGTGACCCAACTGTCTTCGTTGCCGATGTTGACAACAACCTTGTCCACAAATCGACACGCATCCAGCGCATCGTAGCGTTCTGCAAGAGAGAGGATTGGTCGCCGCTTATACCGAGCAGCAAACTGGTCTGTGTTGAGGGCAACGATTACCTTGCCGTACTCAGCGCACTTGCTGAGGAAATTGATGTGTCCAGAGTGGAAGAGATCAAATGTCCCACCAACATAGACCCACTTGTCGGACATTACTTCTTCTTCTGGAAGCCGTAGTCCGTGGAGCTTGGGTCAAGCGCCTTCACGATAACCTGGAGCGCCGAGGCGAGTCCAGCGGATAGCACCAGACGGAAGTCTCCCCCGTTGATGTCTAGGAGCGGAATGCCCAATCCAAGGGCAACCGAGATGCTGACGGTCAGGAATGTCCGAACCGCGTCAAGAATCATCTCGTCAATTTTGCTGTTTGCTGCGATGTACTTAAACCATGCGCCAATCTTACCCACGGTGGTCTCCTCCTTCTTGGCGGCCTCAGCCGCGCTTCCTGCCAGAGCTAGACCCTTTGCTCCGATTGATGCCCAATTGACGTTCTCTAGGGCTTTTACCGCAACATCCAACTGGGATGGTGTCTTTATACCAGATGTTACTTTTGGAGCCTCTACGAGCTTCCTAAGTGCCTCTACGTTGATTGCGGGAGCCACCTGCGCGACCGCTGGAGTTGCAACTGGGGCGGCTACCTTACCTGGGTGCGTCACGATCAGCAGGCACTTATAATCGGCGGCAACCTTGCCAGCCTTGACCTTGCTGTTGGCGATCTGCTTGAGCTGCTCTTCGGTAACTAGCACGCCGTACTTTTCGGTGGCGGCCTTTTCGTCGCGGGTAGGGCATGACCACTGCCAACCGTGATCTTCGCACCACGCGGCGCTAGTCATATGCCCGTAGGTTCGGGTAGGCTGCTTCTGCTTGACCCACCACCACTTCTTCCACGCATCGTGCCACTTGCTGATGTGGATGTCTGGGTAGCCGAGCGGCTGCTGCACCCATACCATCAGCGCGGCTCCGCCCTTTGCGGCGGCTACGGCATCAGCCCACGACTTTGCGTAGCGTGCCTTGCCGCCAAGGACTGCAATGGTCTTGACCGCTTCGGGTAGTGAACCGCCAGCATCGCTGACGCCCTGCTTATCCTTGCGGCCAGTCGCCTTCTCAAACGCGGCAACGCCTTGGGCAGCAGTGTAGTCCACCGTGTAGCCAGAAGCCCACGAGACTGCGGCGGCACACGATGACCATGTGCAGTCATCGAGCACCTGCTTGGCGCCCTTCTGCTTTGCCTCAGCGTCTGAGTAGAGTTGCGACTTGACCCGATACTGCATTTGTTAATCCTTCCAGCGTAGTGGTCCCGTCAGGAACCATACTAGTGTCAACCCCGTGAAGATTGATGCCATTGTGTCTCGTGTTGCCCCTTCTGGCAGCACCACGACTGCAAAGAGAAGTCCAAGGATCGTCCAAGACCCACCGACTAGATCGTTAATAATTTTTGTAATCACTTCTTATTTCTCCCTGTGTTGGAGGCTGCAACCGCAGCCGCTGCTGCTTGGGCTACCTGACTCACGATGATTGCCACCGCAACTGGTTGAGCCTGCTTCTTCTCCTCGACCGAGAGATCTTTTCCTAGGTTGGTGACTGCTTCGACCGCTTCGCCAATGCTTTCCGAGATCGCCGCAACTGCTTCCGCGACTGCCGCTACTGGATCAGGAGGCGGAGCCACGGGCGATGGTGGTGGCTCCGTTGGTGTCGGTGGCGGCTCTGTTGGAGTTGGTGGCGGTTCAGTTGGTGATGGCGGTGGCTCCGTTGGCGTTGGCGGAGGTGCCGTTGGTGTTGGGGCTACGCTCGGCTTAGGGCTTGGCGTAGGCTGCGGAGTTTCAGTCGGAGTTGGCGTTGGGCTTGGAGTCGGCTCTTCAGTCGGAGTCGGAGTCGGCTCTGGTGTTGGCTCTGGCGTCGGCTCAGGCGTCGGGCTGGGTGTAGGCTCTGGTGTCGGCTCAAGGCTAGGCTCCACACTCGCGCTCGGCGTTGGGTTCGGTTCCCACGGAATCGGATCCCACGGTCGATTTGGTAAACAGAGTTCGCTCCATAGGTTTTCCCACGGCTGGTCCTCCCACCAGAGTGGCCCCCACATCTGAAACTCTCCCGTGTAGGGATTCCAGTCTCCGCACCAGACTTCTTGCTGGTTTGCACGTGCAATTCTTGGGAGAACAAAGCTTACTGTAAGTAGAAGTCCCAATAAGGCTGCG